TCCTCTATTCGGCATATCAATAGTGCGAGTGTTCGCTGTCTCGTAGTCCTTTGGGTTCAGCTTGTTCTCTGGTACACCTGCTGACCTAGCTGCGCTAGGGCTTACTCTCTTATCGTTTTCTAGCTCCTCAGACTTGCTCTTAGGTAGGAACTTCCCACCAGAACGCTTACGCATATAGACTAGTCGTTCCCATTTGTGGTGACAATATGCTCCGCCCTTGTACTTGAAGATGGAGTATACAGAGCGACCCTTAGGTGCGAACTGTCCATTCACCCCAGAGAAGCTCATCTGGTTTATGTCCTCCTTGCGATATACCTTACCGCCTTTTGATAGACCTACCATCTGTACACAGAATGGGCGTGAGTTACCACTTAGGTTGCCAGAGTATCTGTATCTGATTTTGTACAGACCAGCATCCTGTGAGGACTTGTCCTCTGCTGACATTTTAATAGAGGTGATAGCCTTTACTATTGCATCCTCATTGTCTGGGTCGGTTACATCCTCAACAGATGATAGCTCCCACTCCTCTTCATCAATGGTCTCTCCTTTGTCTGCAAGGTACTCTAACCACTCAGCCTCCTCCTCTTTGGTGAAGTCTGGTATAGCAGCCATCTTAACGCCTGTCTCTTCTTCTACTACCTCTGTAGTCTTAGCATTCTCCAAGTCCGTAAACTCGATAGGAGTAAGAGTCTTGAAGTATAGATCTAGAGCGATATTGTTGTAGGCTAGTATCTGGTCAAGTGCTGCAATTACTTGGTCTTGCTTTGGCTTGATGACCGTGTTATCAAATAGCTGGAATGCTGTCTTAATTTCATCTGCATTGTTACCTAGTCCAGTCTGGTCTTTAACACCGAACAGCATAGGGCTAGTGATGCGGTGACCTACTAGTACCTTCTGCTGTGCTTCTCTAGATAAGAACTCGTACTGATTGTGAGCATCGCTCAACTGTACTGGCTCGATAGTAGCTGCACTATCTGCGCTCTCATTGAACGATAGGATGAATCTACCAGCATTAGATGTACCACCCCACTTATGACGGATCTGTGACTCTATGATATCACGCTCCTCCTCTGGAGGAACCCCATTATTCATATTCACAATCATAGAAGGAGCTAGTCCGTTCTTGATATTGTTGATGTGGTAGTTGGCTACCTCACCCTCTAGCTCTGCGTAGGGGAGCGCACCTTGATAGTCTACAGGAGAGTAGTAGTACGAGCCGCTACGATAAGGACGGAAGTATAGTATCTCTATCTTATCGGCTGCTGAACCATAGCCAAAGGCTGGTATACGGTCTGCACCCTTCTTAGACTTCACCTCGCTCCAATCGTATGCGTAGTAGTATCCCTCAATCTCGCCTTCCTCGTTGCACTTCTCAGCTCGTAGACATTCTACAGGCATATGGTATACCTCAGCAATCTTACTCTTGTCTTGATTGTAGATGACTTGGAATGCTCCGTTACCTAGTAGGTAGTAGTCATTGATGACCTTCTTGAGTTCTTCGTCCTTTATGAGGCTACGGCATTGTAGGTAGCCCTCTGTGTTTTTGCCAGAGTCTAAGGCATCTAAACCTTGCCCGAAGATTTGGTCTATGATACCAGAGATAACTGCATTGTTAGTAGGTGAGCCATTGTATCGGTCAATCAAATACTGAAAGTAGTTGTTATCATCACCATATTCGACCCATCCTAGTCGGCTGTTCTCCGAAATAGCAGGAGATGTGTAGCTTGATAGCTGGATGAAGTTTACGTTATTCGCCATAAATCTTGAACTCGTTATTCATTGTTTTCTCTGTGGTCGCTAGTTTCGGTTGATACGTTGCAACACTAGAACCAGAAGGTATGATATACATTCTGTCCTGTGAGAGCAGTTTTACCTTAGAGGCTTCCCATATCTTGACCACATAGAAGCTCTCGCTAGATAGCGCAGAGACATCATAGGTAAAGGTAAGCACCTTAGCAAAGTCATCCCAAGTACCAGAGATCGCAGTATCTACTACTTCCTTTCTCTGATCTTCGGATGTTATCTCTATCTCGAAGCTCTCCGTAGTAAAGTCACGGAGGTACATCTTGATAGTAGCCGTTGTATTTTCTTCTACAATAATCATCTAATTATAAAACCCAAAACAAAAGATGTGGTATATTTGCACCACTCATCTCTCTAGGTAGCGATGCTACCAAAAAGAAAAGCCCTTCCATTTAGGAGGGGCTTTCTTAATTCTAGACTATTCAGCTATTAGATATCGTCAATCTCTGAAGCAGAAGCTGTAATAGTTGCATCTACGAAGTTCGCAGGGATTTTCTCTTGTGCGCTGAACGTCAAAGAGTATCCGCTCATATCACCCATAGCAGCACCAGTAGCGATAGATCCACCTGTTACCTCAGCACCGTACTCCAAGCCCATCATAAACTTGTTGCCGTTGTTATCCTCTACGATAACGTGAGGACGAGCGTAAGCCAATAACTTAACCTCGTTGTGTGTTTGCTTAGATAGCTTCTTGAAGTTCAATGTCAATGTCTGCTCGTAGAATGTAGTACCATTGTCACGAGAAGAGGTTACAGCTTGTTCAAAGCTAGACGTACCTCTTACATCAAACTTGAACCAAGTAGGTGTTCCACCGAATGAGTCAATAACATCTGTATCGGTAGCATCGTAAGTAATTGCCCCTAATGTATCGAAGTCTGCAAAGTATACAGCAGTGATACCACCTACTACGTCCTTACAGGGTTCGTTTCTTCCTTTTGTTAATGTACAAGCCATTTGTTTATAGTATTAAAAAAGGGTAGGCAGATTGACCCACCTACCCCTCTATGGTTATTATCTACCTAGTGTTTAGGTGTAGTATACGATGTCAGCACCGATACCGAACTGTACACCAGCAGCGAAGCGCATAATCACACGAACATTCTTAGAACCGTCTAAGTCAGCCATATCTAGTAGCTTCACTTCTTGCCAGTCAGCTAACAAAGAAGTACCGAAGAACAAGTTAGACTTCTGAGCAGCTACCATATCGTTGTCTGGCATACCAGAACATACGAACAATTTAACGCCATCAAAAGCTAGATCACCGCCATTGTACCAAGTAGTACCTGCGTTGTTCACACCATTTCCGCCTAGACCGTTAGCACCGAATCCACCCAAAGCACGAACATAAGCACGAGCGATGTTTTGAGAGACGTAGATGTACAAGTCTTCCTTACCGTATACTGAGCTAGGGATAGCATCAACTACCTTACCTAATTCATCGATAACATTTGCAGCAGTAACTGTAGTACCTACTACATCTACAACAGTAGCATCAGCAGCTAACAAAGCTGTGAAGCCATCGTACTCACCTTCAGAGGCATCAGCACCCTGCCAGATGTTTTGTTCGTTCTTCTCCGCAACCTTACCAGCAACGTAGCCAATGAGGTATTCTTGGAAACTAGCAGGAAGCGTATCGAAGGCTGAGTAGCCCATCTCAATCGCAGACCAGTCCGACTCAAAATCTGACTTGCACAATTCCAGATTTACCTGTAACTGCTTGGGAGTGAGTACTTTCTCTGCTAAGGTTAGTGTAGAAGTATCAGAGAAGTCACAAGTAGCATCCTTAGTGATAGCATCAAGGTTTACAGTCTTGAGTACTTCTTTGTACTTTACGTTTGGTTTGATAGTGATACCACCGCCTTCGATGGTGTCTGCGCTCAAAAGAGCTGCGCTTACGTACTTTCCTGCGAACTCGCCCGCATAACTCGTACTGATTGAAGTGGTTGTAGCCATTTTTCTTCTTTATTAAAATTATGATAATTTACTAAATACACGCCCCATTGTATTCTGAGGTGCTTTCTTTCCGTAGCGGTTCAACGCTACTTGCTTTTCTTTAGGTGCAGCAGAGATTTTCTTAGCAGCGGCAGACATATCTACCTTCTCCTCTTCATTCTCTTTGTTCTGGTACTCCTCGAACTTACGCTTCATTTCTTCCACTTGTTCCTTTACTTCTTGGATAGCGGGAGCAACTGCTTCAACAACAGCTTCTACAATCTGCTCTAGTTCTGGAGCAACCTCTTCTGGAGCTTCTACTACGATCTCCTCTTCAGCCATTTCTTGCTTTTCTTCTTCTTCTTGCTCTTCAGCTTCTACAGCTGCTGCTTCACGAATTTCAGCAATGATACCTTCCTCTGTGATGATTAACATACGACCATCTTCTAGCTCGTGTTCACCTACAGGAGCAGGTACTTTCTCGTCATCTTCACCGATTAGGAATACGTTCTGTCCAGCTTCAAAGGCTTCCGCCTCTAGCATTACACCGTTTGCAAGTCGCATACTAGCGAACTGCACTTCTACAGCTTCTTCCTTGTTAGAGGTAAGAGCCATTTCGATTCTTTTGAATACTTCGTTTAGATTCATCTTCTTAAACTTTGTTAATTAAACAACTATATATTTGATTTTTGGGTTACTTTCTACAGCTTGTCCAGCTCCTTGAGTTTGCTCTCAGCCCAACTCTTGGCACTCTTACCACCCCATAATAGGTAGGAGATGTACCCACACGAGGTCGTGTCTCCCTCGTTATAGTACTCCTCTGCTCTACTTAGGTAGCTATACATACGTTTGATGGTGTCTACAGATACTGGTTGATTCTGGGCTAACTGTTGCGCTCTGATCTTACCCACTTGAGTAGCGCATTTGTTGCCTTGCTTCTCGTTGAGTTCGATGCCTCTCTTGGCATTGTTAGAAACTGACTGAGGGTAGTCTCGGTATGATTCCATTTCGAGCTTTTTACCGCTCTTGTATCTTTTGTCATTCTTGAGTACTCCTTTAGCAACTCCTAGTAGGTATAATGCTAGTAGGTGTTCTCCTTCTTCTGCTTCGATTGCTGATAGTGAAGTCTCTACCTCCATAGTAGTCTCACGCTGCATAAACCAGCCCTCGATAGAGAAGCCCTTAACTACGCCCTCCTTGACATAGTTCTCCCAGATGTCATCGTTATTGACCTTCATAGATACC